GCGCGGTTATTGGCGTATTGCATTATAAATAGGTATGCCATGCAGAGCTTGTTTGAAGTCAACACACAAATTAATTTTGAAGAGTTTAGCAAAAGCTGGCCAAAAGAAGCACGCACTGTTGCAAACGTACTTAAAAAGTATAATTTCGACTTACGCATAGTAGGCGGAGCTGTTAGAGATTTTGTGCGAAATGTAACTCCAAGAGACATTGATTTTGCTACCAACGCCGAACCGGCCGAACTTATTTTTATTTTTGATATTGAGAAAATTGAATACGACGCCGATGGAATTCAGCATGGCACTATCAAAGCAGTTTTTGGAGATAATAAAGTAGATGTAACCAGTATCGTCTACAAAATGAAAATACAAAACGATCATGTAAAAATAGATCGAAACACTAGTTGGAAAATTGATGCAGAAAACAGAGATTTAACTGTTAATGCATTAAGTGTAGATTTTGATGGTACATTATATGATTATGTAGGCGGCATAGATGACATTAAAAATCAAGTTGTGAGATTCTGCCCAAATCCAATACCAAAAATCAAAAGAGATCCAAATCAGTTGTTAAGATGGTACAAAGCTATTGGGTTGTTTGAAAATCCAAAATGGCCAAAAAAAGACAGAGACTTAGTTCAAAAGTATTTGCCGTTACTACGAAATATAAAAGATGAGAAAAGAACAAAACTTGAGCTAGCTGGGTTTTTAAGTATGAAAAACAGTCGCTTAGTTTTATCTCTTATGTGTAAAATGGGTGCTGACAAATATCTTGATTTAAATTGTAGCTAACATACAAATCAAGATATAATCTATACATGTCTACCTCTAAAGATCTCATAATAGGAGCATTTACTAACTACGACTGGTCAAAAATTAAATATTGGGCCAATAGTATAGATAAATCCGGATTTACCGGCGATAAGGCAGTTGTAGTATATAACTGTGATAACAAAACCATACAAGAGTTACTTAATCGAAATTTCCGCGTATGGGGATTTACAAAAGACGACCAAGGTAATCTATCGTATCCAGGACAACTAATAATTGTTGTTCAGAGATTTTTGCATTTATGGCAGTATCTAGATGGGCTATCAAATATCGATGAATATAGATATGTGATTAGCACAGATGTAAAAGATGTCGTATTTCAAAGAAATCCCAGCGAGTGGTTGGAAAAGTATCTTGATGGTAAGAAAATCTGTGCCAGCTCAGAAAGCATATGTTACGAAAACGAGCCATGGGGTGCAGATAACATGCAAGGAAGCTATCCTGGTTTCTATAACCGTATGAAAAGTCAACCAATTTGGAACTGCGGTGTACAAGCAGGAGAAATAAAAACAATGAAGGACCTATGGCTCCAAATATGGCTTACATGTCATGCAGCACAAAGACCTAATCCGGATCAAGCAGCATACAATTTACTATTAAGTTTAGAACCTTGGAAAAGCATGACACGTTTCACCTATAGTGAAGAAGGATGGGCATGCCAAGCCGGAACCACAGTAGATCCAACTAAAATAAACAGTTTTCGTCCATTTCTCTTAGAAAAAGAACCGTTATGGACAGGACAAAGCACCACAACAAGCACAGGATACGCACATCATATTTTACATCAATGGGATAGAATTCCACATTGGCATCGGGCTATAGAAATTCAATACGGATAATATTATGACAACATTTGATGATTTACATGCAGAGCAAAATAAAGTATATCAAAGCATAGGTAATGCTAAAGATTATAAAACAGGTCAAAGTATAGTAACCAGCTGTTATAGACAAGAAATTACTGGTACATATATTTTATTAACCGAATTAAAAAGATTAGGTTTTCAGTGTCCCATTGAGGTATTTTATCGCGAAGGCGAACTAGTCGACGATGAAATACAAGAGCTAACAAGACTTTATCCTAACTATGTAATCTTTAAAAAGTTAAAAAAGAATTTTGAACCATTTCAAGATAGATGGGGTAATAAAAAAGGTTGGGCTACCAAAGTATATGCTGTATTGGAAAGTGAATACGAAGAAAACCTATGGATTGATAGTGATAACTTTCCAATAAGAAATTGTTTAGATTTATTTCAAGATCCTGAATATCTTGAAAAAGGTAGCTTGTTTTGGCGAGACGTTTATAGCATAGACAGAGCAAACCAATATTGGTCAGGATCTGATTTTTGGAAAGTTTTTAATGTAGGTCCTAACGACGGCGAGCCATTTGAAAGCGGGCAATTTCTTATCAATAAAAAGAAATGCTGGAAACAACTGTATATAATGGTTTACTATACAGAACAGCAAAACATTTATTATCAATTTGGCGGCGATGCCGAATGCTGGAGGATGGCATGGCAATATGTAGCTATACAAGAACAAAGTTATCATCAACCATATAATTATCATGAAAGTCCACAAGTACCTTATGGTATGATGCCATATGGTCCATTTCATAAAGGTAAAACAAATCAGTGGCACAAATACGGCGGTGGTACTGTGATGGTACAAAGAGATCGATCAGGTGCTGAGTTGTTTAATCATAGAAACATTAACAAATTTAATGTTCTTATTAAGAATGATTTTAATGAAGACGTACAAAATGAAATTAACTATCATATGATAATCAAACATATGGCGACAAAATATCAGGTTAAAAATGTATAATCTTCCTGTAATCAAATATCCAAAAGAATGGGGATTTCAAAGACAACCAGCTCGTCCGCAGGAGTTATGGGTGTTTGATTTTGAAAAAAACTATGATTGGGATAATCTTTGGTATGACTGTATTCAAATAAATCCAAACTCTACTCTGTTAATTGGTCCACCATTATATGCTACTAAAGATTTTATTAAAAATAACTGTAAATTTTTAGATAGTAACAAAAATCAATTAAATTACAACTTTTATGAAATGGATCGTGTGTGTATTACAGTTTTAGAAACCACATCTCCGCTTGAACAAATATATTTTATTGGACCACACAATGAACGAGAGATTTCAATATCTCGTTCTTCAATGGATTTTGCTGGTAAAAAAACTATTGTAACTATTAGTAAAGATCATCCTGTGTCTTGGTTAGAACAGTGGATTGATTATCATGTATGCGTACATAAAGTTGAAGGCTTTATTATCTATAATAATCAAAGCACACTTTATAAATCAGATGAATTACAAATATTACTCAACAGACCTGATGCTAAAATTGAAATTGTAGATTATGCTGTTCCGTTTGGTTGCATGGGTGGCGGTGATTGGACATGGCAAGGTAAGTCTGGAACGTTTTTGCCTTGGGATAGTGACTTTTCACAATACATCATGTTAGAGCATGCTAAATGGAAATGGTTACATTGTGCTAGTTTAGCAATAAACGCAGATACCGACGAATTACTTGTGATTAAAAACTATACGCTTGATAATATTGTACAATATTGTAGGGAAAACTCTAACAGTGTTTGGCTATATAAAGGTACATGGATTGAACCAGTTAATAGTGTTACAGGTGAAGAAGCCAGTAACGTACCACAACCTACAAGACGATTCTACAACTATTGGCAAACGACACATAGTAATCAACGAGGCATAGGCATAAAATGGATGCTCAATCCTCAAAAGAATTTAACTCATCAATGGATGTTACATAGAACCAGTGGACCACACGCAACAACAGATGAAATATATTTTGGTCATTATTTGGCTATGAATACTAGTTGGAGCTGGGAAAGAGATAAGTTTACAGGTGAGAAGCAGCAGTTATCTACTCATCATCAAATCAAGCATAACTTAGATATTTGGTTAGAAAAATCCAAGAGGTACACAAGATGAAATGTGCATTGACTACATTACATGATGAGAATTACAAACAGTTAGCGGACTTAACATGGCATAATAATAGAGAAAAATATGCACAAAAACATGGATATGGTGCAATAGCCAAGACCGACGGTTGGGGCACAATGAATATTGGCTTTGCTAAAATTGCCTTAATGCTAGACATTTTGAATCAAAGCGATGTTGAACTGTTTCATTGGTCTGGTACCGATACAATGATTACAAACTTTACCATTCCTTTAACTGAGTTTGCATATAACAACTATCATGTAACTATTGCTACAGATTTTAATGGCATACAGAGTGATAGCTTTTTGGTTCGAAATACCCTGGAAGGTCGTGCATGGTTGAAAATGATATTAGATTCAATGCCTAACTACCTAAACCATCCATTTTTAGAACAGGGTGTTATGATGGAAACATACAATCAGTATAGACACATTGTTAAAGTGGTACCTCAACGATTTTTAAACAGTTATCATTATCCTTTATACAGAAATAAAGGCGCAGCTACCAATGATGACAAACTAGGGTTTAATGGACAATGGCAACGTGGTGACTTTTTAATACATTGCCCAGATCAGCCAATGGGCATCAGAATGGAATTGTTTAATTGGATTAAACCACAGATAATAGAATAATTTAGAATTGACACTGCGTCACTAAACCACGTAGACTTAAATTTTAAGTGGTGCTATGACTAAATTAGATTCAATTTTACGCGACATAGCTGAATATATTTCAGAAAAACAAGCCAACAAAAAATGGCAGGCAGGCATTGATACCGTCCAATATGCTGGTCCATTTTTTGATTCAGATGAATACGTGCGAGCTGCTAAAAGTTTGCTTAATGGATGGTTAGTATTAGGCAAAGACGCACAGACATTTGAATATAAGTTTCCACGTTTATTTGGAAAAGAGTGGGGCGTATTAACAAATAGTGGTAGTAGTTCTAACCTAATACAAATGAATGCACTACGCAGCAAGCGTTTGTGGAATCTTCCGGAAGGATCTAAAATACTCACTCCTATTGCAGGATTTCCAACTACAGTAAATCCAATCTTTCAATGTGGTTTAATTCCAGTATTTGTTGATATTGAAATAGATACGCTAAATCTAAACTTAAATCAAGTAGAAATGGCACTTGCTACAAATCCTGACTGTAGAGCTATTACATTTGCACATGTACTAGGCAATCCGCCTAATATGAATCAAGTTATGGATATTGTTAAACGTTATAATCTTATTCTTATAGAAGATTGCTGTGATGCACTAGGTAGCACATACGACAATAAGCCATTAGGTAGTTTCGGTGAAATGGCCAGCTGTAGCTTTTATCCTGCACATCACATGACAATGGGCGAAGGCGGGTTTGTTGCTTGTAAAACACAAGAACAAGAACGTGTGATAAGAAGTTTTAGAGAATGGGGTCGTGGATGCTATTGTGTTGGACAAGAAGCAAACTTACTTAAAAATGGAACATGTAAATGCAGATTTAGCAATTGGATTTCTGCATTGCCAGATGAAACGTTTGATCACAAATATGTTTATGATGAGATTGGTTATAATCTTAAACCTATCGAACTACAAGCAAGCATGGGACTAGCCCAGCTAGACAAACTTGATACTATACATGCCAAGAGACGACATAATCATCAAAGGCTGTTAGAAAAGTTTAAGCCTTATGAATCTTTCTTTCATTTGCCTGTTGCAACAGAATTGAGTGATCCAAGTTGGTTTGCATTTGCTGTTACTATTAAAGATAGATCAAAATTCACAAGATCACAAATAACAGACCATTTAGAAACATCTAAGATTCAAACACGGCCATATTTTGCCGGTAACATTTTATTGCAGCCTGCATACAGTCATATGGTTGATATTAATCAATGCAAAACTATGTATCCTGTGGCTACTAAAGTGATGACCGATACATTCTTCCTAGGAACAAGTCCTGTTATTACAGACGAGCAAATAGATTACATTGGTGAACAGCTCGATGCATTTATGAAAGGTCATGTATGAGAGTTTGTGACTACATAGCTGAATATTTCTGGCAACTAGGTGTTAAGCATGTTTATGGTTTAATGGGCGGAGGTGCTAGTGGCCTTAACGATGGATTTATTAAACATGGTAAAATTCAATATGTATGCTTTCACAACGAGCAAGGTGCTGCACATGCAGCAGTTGCCGAATCAAAACTTACGGGTAATATAAGCCTTGTAAATCCAACAACAGGCTGCGGTGGCACAAATTGTATAACAAGTTTATTAGCTGCATGGCAAGACAGTGTTCCTGTTATATTCATTAGTGGAAATGTTGGATTAGAACAATGTTCAAGATTCCTAAAGGAAAATACCAATGCATATTCGTTAAGAAAGTTTGGTATACAGGAACATGATATTATTGAAACAGTAAAAAGTATTACTAAGTATTCTAAGTTCGTAGACTCTCCACAGGACATAAAAAAGATATTAGACGAAGCAGTACATTATGCAACTACTGGTCGTCCTGGCCCTGTTTGGATAGATATACCATCAAATATACAAACCTATAATATATCCGATGTTATAGATAACATAAAACGAGATAAAATAGCGTCTATAATGCCTATAGTGCATACAATGCCTGTAGCTGCATATTTTGATTTGCCAAAGTTATTCAAAGAGAAAAAGAGACCTGTTGTATTAGCAGGGCAAGGTATTAAACAATCTAAAACTCAAGATCTATTTAAACAGTTCATTGAGCATTATAATGTTCCGTATGTGTACACATATGGTGCTAGTGATTTGTTACCATATAATCATCCATTAAATGTAGGAGCTATTGGAATAAAAGGATCACGAGCTGGAAATTTTGCCATGCAATCATCAGATTTATTATTCATTTTAGGATGTAGCCTAAACAACAGTCATACAGGATATGATTTATCAACATGGTCGCCTCATAGTACTAAAGTGTTTGTAACTATAGATCCTAACGAATTTAACAAATATATACATCATTGGACTGCTAGAGAACTGACATCATTAGAATGGCGTTGTTGTGTAGAGTTAGAAACATTTTTTAAGGACATGTTACGAAATGACAAATAACGACTGGGTTACTAAATGCCAACAATGGAAACAGCAATGGCCTGTATATCAACCAGAGCATGCCGACGATTCACACGGTCTTGACATTTATGAAGTGTTGGAATCGGTTAATGAAATATTAACTGATAATAATCTAATTGTAGCAGATGCTGGTAGTCCAAGTTATGCATGTCCAACAGCATTAAAAGCAACATGTTCAAACCAGTTTATCTTTAATCCCAGTCAAGCAGACATGGGATGGGCAGTACCGGCCAGTGTAGGTGTTGCACTTAATGCAAAGGATAAGTTAGTTTTAGCTATTGTCGGAGATGGTAGCTTTTATTCAAATATGCAAGAGCTAGCAGTTATCAAATATTTAGATTTACCTATAAAACTTATTGTGCTAAACAACGGTGGATATTTAAGCATCAAGAATACACAAACAAAATATTTTGAAGGCAGAGTGTATGGAGTTGATCAAGCAAGCGGTTTATTTTTTCCGCAACTTAATAAAGTTGCCGAAGCGTTTGAAATTAAATATCAAAAGATCAGCAACAGAAATGAGCTAAAGAATGCGTTCGGATCACTAAATGATCCAAATAATAGATCAGCAGAGCTTATAGAAGTCATGTGCAAAGTTGATCAGGAAATACTACCAGCACAGAGCTTTAAAGTATTGCCAGAAGGTACGCGAGTTCAAGCACCATTGCATGACATGGCCCCATTTTTATCACCGGAGGAGCTAGAACGCGAATGGCCAATAAAATAGCTATATTAGGTAGTTCTGGTACTATTGGAAAAATCCTTGCACATGAACTGGATGATTTAAAACCATTTTCTGTTACACGCCGTGATTGCGATTTAACTGATAGGCAATCCACTGAAAACTTTTTAAGAGAATACAGGTTTGATACAGTTATCAACTGTGCTGCAGTCGGCGGCAAACAAACACTTGGCCAGTTTATTGCTGCTGATCTTCATGATAATTTAAAAATGTTTCAAAATCTACGAGCACTAAACGGATGTTACGGTGTGCTGATTAACATAGGAACCGGAGCTGAGTTTGACATATCTCAAAATATTACTCAAGCTAAAGAAATTTTACTAGACGAAAGATTGCCACAAGATAGTTACGGATTATCAAAAAATCTAATTAGCCGGCAATGCAAAGATATGCCAAATGCTCTTACATTAAGAGTGTTTGGATGTTTTCATCCAAATGAGCCAGATTTCAGATTATTAAAACAGTTTAACAAAGCGTCAGACGTATTTTTACTAAAAAATCGAAACTTTAGCTGGATATCAGCTATAGATTTTGCAGATATAATTAAACATGTTATTCAAGATTGGAAAAACTATCCTTTAGATATCAACTGCGCCTACAATAACCAAATTGATTTAAATGACTTTTTATCTCTATATTCAAATCTACACGGTTTAAATAAGAAAATTGAATTAACAGATAATACAGGATTTGATTATAGTTGTAATAGTGATTTTCTATATTCTTGTCACCAAATGAAATATGGATTAGAAACTAGCCTTAAAGAATACAAATGACAATTAAAGTAGTATATGTAACAGGTTGTTTAGGTTTTATAGGACGATATGTAGCTAGAGCATGTCTTGAACGAGGCTGGCATGTTTTTGGGATAGATGCTGAAACTTATGCTGCTGATGTTACATATCTAGAAAAACTCAGGAAATACCCTAATTTCAAATATCTTAAAAAAGATATCAATGATATCAACTGGTTATATGACTGTGACTACATTATTAACACAGCAGCGGAAACACATGTTGATAATAGTATTGTAAACGGTAGCGAGTTCATAAAATCCAACATAAACGGAGTTCATAATCTTCTAACCACAATACAAACCAAAAGTAGATTCAAAATGCCAACACTTTTTCATTTTAGTACCGATGAAGTGTACGGTGATATTATTTCTGGTGCTCATAGCGAAAAGGATTTATTAAAACCAAGTAATCCATATAGTGCAACAAAAGCTAGTGCTGATATGATGATAACTGCATGGGCTAGAACATATGGCATTCCTTATGTTATTATAAGACCTAGTAATAATTACGGAATTGGCCAATATGTTGAAAAATTTATTCCAAAAGCCTGCAAATATCTCAGCCTTGGTAGGCCAGTTCCGTTGCATGAACAAGGCTTACCATGTAGAACGTGGCTGCATGTTAAAGACACTGCAGATGCAGTGCTATTCTTAATAGACCAAAATGTTCAAAATGAAATTTTCAATGTGTCAGGCGATTATGAAGATTGTAATCTAAATGTATTCAAAAAGATTTTGCAAGCAGCTAAACTAGATCCTGAAAATTATCATGAATATGTTGATTTTAGTGTAAAGAGGCCAGGACAAGATGTTCGGTACAGTATAGATGACAGTAAATTAAGAAATCTTGGTTGGCAAAACAAACGTATATTTGATACTGAAATAAAGAAAATAGTCAAACATCATATGAAAGACTTCGTATGGTAAGAATAGCTCTGCAAATTAGCGGAAGATTAAGATTTACTCCTGCATCTATTACCAGTATTATGGCCAGTCTAATAGAAACGCATAATCCAGATATTTTCTGTAGTTTCTGGAATACAGAAAATTTATCAACAGTGGATAGATGGACCGATTATATAAAACCTAAGTTGATTGAAATTGAATATTCGCATGATATATGCACACATCTCAATTTGTTATTTCCAGAAAATATTCATCGCAACATGCCGTATATGTTATACAAATTCTATCGAGCCAAATGTTTGAGAGAAACATATCAACGAGCAAATAACATAACCTATGATTATGTTATACAAGCCCGCAGCGACAATTTATTCTTTGAGCGATTACCATCTATAGAAAATATTTGTAAAGATGACACAGGCATATGGTGTAGTAACAGTCGTCAAACACCTGAGATAGATTCTTACATTTCTCCGCGAATGGTTGATAATTTTTATCTAGGTGATTGTAAAAGTATTGATATAGTTTCAAATACCCTATGGCATCTTAAACTTCAAATACAACAATATCAAACTCATAATCAGTTACATCATATAAGAATTCCAGAAATTATTCAAAGCCAAATTTGGCAAAATATGGGCATAAAAATACATAGCTTGCCAGGTACTAGTCCTTTTGGAAACTTTAATTATGAAATTGATCGTTCTGAGACCGAATACAGATGACTGACATTATTTTCAAATATCTAGCAAAATCTGATCTTGAAAGCATACGCTGGTTACGTTGGTTGGATGCTGAAATATTTCCCAATGATAATCCTGCTGTAGTCGGAACGGCTAATTGGTTTATAGGATGGCAGAACAAACAAGCTGTGGCATTCTGCGGTTGGAAACCTCATTTGCTGGATACTGATTTAGTTGGATTTCATTATAGGTCTGGAGTGCTCACAGACTATCGCGGGCAGGGTTTGCAAAAAACAATGGTAGAGCTGCGTGAGGCCGAAATGCGTAGGTCAAATTTGAAAGTTGCTGTTACTTATACAGAAGTGTATAGTGCAGCAAGTATGACTAATTTAATCAACTGCGGCTATAGACCATATACAGCTAATGAAAAAACTGCACTGTGTGATTTACACAAATATCAAAGAATGGTACACTGGCGAAAGAATCTAAATGTCTAATAAAAAAGATATATTGATACAAAAAGTTGGAGCTGCACAAAGAAAGCTTTTGGGAAGATGGACAATGTCGTCATCTATACAGGATATGTCTCCAGAACTAGAGGAAGAACTAGAGGAAGAACTGGGAAAAATATTACTGGAAGAAATCGAAGCCAAACAGTTGATTGAGAATTTAAAAAATATAGGCTGGTATTCTATTGAGAAATCAGAATATCAAACCTGGAATATAGAAACGCTATCTAAATGGTGTAGTTCTAACTGTCTTAACAAATACAAAGTATTTGGCTACATATGTTTATTTGAAAACAAAGAAGATGCAGTTAAATTTAATTTAGTGTGGGGATAAATGAAACTACTTTTTTGTGTACACCGTTATGCACCGTTCCCGGGAGGCAGCGAAATATATGTTCAAAATATGGCAGAGGAAAGTCTGCGGCGTGGACACACTGTAGCTGTTTTTGCAGGCGAGCATCAAGGAAACTATAATGGTGTAACAGTAACCAGCGATGCTAACATTCTATTACAACCTTGGGATTTAATCATAGTACACGGCGGAGATGTTAATGTACAAAATTTTGTTCTTTCCAATGCTACTAGGATTCCTAGTCCTATACTTTATATGCTTGTTCTTCCTAGTAATAGTGCTGTTTGCCTTCAGGCTCTTAGGGATTGTTCTTATCTTGGTTGTAGCACTAATCAAGATTGGGAGCATTGTAAAATACATGGTGTTGTAAACAAAGCAGTACAAGTTCGACATGGCATTGCATTAAATCAATCATGTGGACAACTGGGATTCAAGGACAAATATAACATCCAAGGCACTATGTTTTTGAGCTGCGGAGGTTATTGGCCAAACAAAGCAATGAAAGAACTTGCACAGGTTTTTACATCTGCTAATATCAACAATGCTACTTTAGTAACAACTGGCTACGATAATAGAATGAACCTAATGCCAGAAAATTCACACAATGTAAAAAACATAATACTTGAAAATAGAAACGATGTACTAAGTGCCATTAAAGAAGCAGATTGTTATATCATGCACAGTTATCAAGAAGGATTTGGACTGGTATTACTAGAAGCCATGGTAAACAAAACACCGTGGATATCAAGAAGAATAGCCGGCGCTGATTTAATGAAAGATTATGGTCACACATATACCGATGATATACAGTTGGTACATGAACTAAGAACATTTAGTAGAGATTGTTTTAGTATAGAACGTGGATATAATTATGCTATGAATAATCATCTTATTCAGCATACTGTAAATGACATAGAAGCTGTAGCAAAATTAACCATTGATAAATAATAGCAATGCAAATAACCAAATATAGATCTATTTTTATAAGTGATATACATTTGGGTAGTCGTGGCTGTAAAGCTGATTTATTATGCAGCTTTTTAAAACATAATTCATGTGAAACTTTGTATCTAGTTGGCGATATTGTAGACGGATGGCGTTTACAAAGAAATTGGTATTGGCCTCAAGAACACAACAACGTGTTGCGTAGATTATTAACAGCAGCTAAAAGAGGAACCAAAATCAAATATATTGCCGGTAATCATGACGAAGCAATACGTCCATGGTTGAAGCATATTCCAAATATAGGTAATGTATCTTTTTCCAATAAAGAAGAATATCTTGCATTAAATGGAAGTAAGTATCTGGTGGTACATGGGGATATGTTTGATACATTAATGGCTGCTACACAAGGTAAGTTTTTAATGCATATAGGCGATAGATTATATGATTTAATCATACGCCTAAACGATTGGTATAGTTGGTTAAGAGCCAAACTTGGCATGAAATATTGGTCAATGAGCGGATGGCTTAAAAAACATACCAAACAAGCTGTTGGATATGTTTTAAATTTTGAAGGACTGATATCTGATTATTGTCGTACCAAAGGATATGATGGTATTATTTGTGGTCATATACATACACCAGTTATAAAATATATTAATGGTATTAGATACATGAACGATGGGGATTGGGTAGAAAGTTGTTCAGCATTGGTAGAAAATTATGATGGTACTTGGGAAATAATATATTGGAATAGGCTTTTAATAGATGTCCAAAATACTAATAATAACTGATAATCTACCTAGTCAGATTAACGGTGTGGTTACTACATATACTAATATTGAAAAATGTGCAAATTTAGATGGTGATACAGTTGACTATATTCATCCTGGTCGATTCTTGTACATTGATTGTCCAAAGTATAATGAAATTAAATTGGCTGTTCCGCACAAGTTAAGCAAAATGATCAATATTATTGATCCCGATTATATACATATTGCTACAGAAGGTCCGTTAGGTTTATATGCAAGAATTTATTTGTCGTACCGAAACATTAAATATAATACAGCTTATCATACTAAATTTCCAGAAGGATTAAAAAAACTTGTAGGTATTCCAGAATTCATAACATGGAAATACGTTAGATGGTTTCATAAACACGCCGGGCGTGTTTTAACAACAACCGATAGTATGGTAAAAGAATTAAAAGATAATGGATTTACAGGAGATATTCTATCATGGACTAGAGGAGTTGATAGAACCATTTTCTCTCCATTATTACGAAATAAATCACCGAAAGATCCCATAACGTTATTATGTGTAAGCCGGGTAAGCAAAGAAAAGAACCTAGAACAGTTTTTAAATTTAGATTATCCAAATTCAAAAAAAATAATGGTAGGTGATGGTCCTATGCTTGAAGAATATAAACGTCTATACCCAGATGTTGAATTCACAGGCTTCAAAACAGGTATTGATCTAGCACAATATTATGCCAATGCTGACGTCTTTGTTTTTCCTAGCACATGGGAAACATTTGGCATAGTTATGATTGAAGCAATGGCATGTGGAACACCTGTGGCTGCATTTCCAACTAATGGACCATTAGATGTAATAGATCAAGGTACTACCGGATATATGGATGTAGATCTTTTATCAGCCATAAACAGATGTCTACAGATTGATAGAAATACGGTAGCTAAAGGTAGTATGAGATGGTCGTGGCAAAATGCTTGGAAGATCTTTAGAGCAAATCTAGTAAGTGCTAGATAAAATTATTTAAACCAACCAATCTTTAATTTCTTATTAACACGATCTTGCCATTCTTCAACACTACTTGGATAGCGAAATGCCCATAAGGCTACCAATAACATTACTAATCCCATTCCTAGTGTATACCAAACATTTTGTGTGGTAATATAGATAATGATCAAGCTAACATCCATTGTTAGAACCATTGCCCATTTGCCTTTAGTTGGAAACACTCGTTTCTCACTCCAGTTTCGTAAAAATGGACCAAACAGTTTATGATTCATTATCCAGTTGTGCATTCTATCACTGCTCTTGCTGAAACAAAATGCTGCACACACTGTGGGTGTGCTCCAAGGAATACCAGGTGTAATAATACCGATGTATGCTATTCCTATAAAAATAATTCCTAATGTAAACCAAAACGCTTTTTTAATCTTTTGCATTTGTATCTCCAATCACTGTTATTGGATAATATTCACTTACAAGTTTTTCTTGTAAAACTTTAAATCCGCATGATTTATAAGTTGGTAATGCGGCTGGATGATCTAGATCTGTAGTGTACACCCAGATGTTATTTCTACTATAACTTGCGAGCCGCATGATATCTAATAAAAACTTTTTACCTAATCCTCGACCATGTACGTGATTCATTAATCCAAAATATTCTAAGTTGCAACTATCATCATCTTCATTTTTAACTATAGCAAATCCACTTGGTTCTCCATCTACCAATAAGGTAATGAATGCCTTCTTTTCTTGTAGATATTCTTCAACCTCTTTAGGTTCTTTCCAATTAAAGTACCACCATTTATAGTCTTTACCAACCTTATTATACATATAAAGAAAATAATCTGGTGTCCATTTTGGGCTAACGGTTAAAGTTGTGCATGGTGTTAGATCCCATGCTCGATTAAGTGTTGCAGATAGTTTATAGTAAGTGTATGTAAACCATTCCTGCATAAACTCTTGACCATACATAGCGTATTTCGCCGGTCCTTGATATGGTTCTAAGTGTTCTGTCATATTGTTATTTACATGAAATATTGACCATTTTGCATTCTACTTCATATATAGTTATATGAAAGAAGCAATATTAAGTTTAATTAAAGAAAAACCAAAGCACTATTCTTTGATTATTAAATCATCGCCCGATATGCTAGAATGGGTTAAACAAAATTCTATTATAGTAAGCGAGTACTTACCAGAAATGGTATACTCTGCGTTATATGGAGTCGATAACATATGTATAAACGGTAAACATAAAAAGTTTGTAAATATCACTCAAGGTTTTTCTGGGTGTGGTCCGGCAAAAACATGCAAATGTACATCTGATAGTATACGTCAATCTGTTATTGAAACGAAGTCTAAGTTTACAACAAGTAAAAGAAAAGAAATAAATGAGAAACGTAAAACGACAATGATAGATAAGTATGGAGTTGCATACAATAGCCAACGAGACGACATACATCATATTTGGAAAAAACCAAAAATAAATTCAGATGCATTTGAAAAGTTATCTAACTATGATTGGTTAAATCAAGAATACAACCAGAACAAAAGAACTGCTGTTGATATTGCTAACGAACTTGGTGTTTATTATAGCACAGTTATTGATTATTGTATCCAACATAATTTTACAATAAGACAACGTACCAATTATAGTTTAGTTGAATTGAATATTATGAAATTTCTTGATGATCATAATGTTCAATATGAGCAAGGAAACTGGAAAGCAATTGGTAAAGAATTAGATATCTATATTCCATCAAAGAATATGGCTATAGAGGCTAATGGCTTATATTGGCATAGCTACCATCCAAGATCTAATAAACCTGAAAATAAAACAAGACATTTAGAAAAAAGTCAACTTTCTGCTAAGCATGGTATTGATTTAATTCATATTACTGATTTTGAATGGAATAATAAAAGAGAAATAATTCAAGCTATGCTTTTAAGCAAACTAGGAAAAAACACACGTATAGGTGCTAGGCAATGCACAATAAGAGAACTATCTTCGTTGGAAGAAAAAGAGTTTATTAACCGATATCATATACAAGGATATATTCCTAGTAACTTTTCAATAGGATTATTTTATAAAAATGATTTAGTATCATTAATGTCTGTTGGTAAGAGTAGATTTAACAATGAAGCAGAGTATGAACTATTAAGATATTGTACTAAGGCTGGTTTAACCGTAGTAGGCGGGGGTAGTAAACTAATCTCTGCAATAAAAGACCGTTGTGCGTCTATAATAACATACTGCGATTTATCAAAAAGTACAGGAAGTAGTTATGTATCTATAGGATTTAAATTTTTAAGAGATACTGGTCCTGGTTATTTTTGGACAGACGGAAATATTGTAATATCTAGATTTAAAGCCCAACGATCACAATTAAAACGTTGGTTAGAAACATATGATCCAAATCTTAGTGAATCAGAAAACATGTTTTTAGCAAAATTTAGAAGATTTCATGATTGTGGTAATAGAGTTTTCATTATAAAATAAAAAACCGGAAATTTCTTTCCGGTTTTTTACTCTATATTAGTTTAAATCAATGCACTAAGTCATTGAAAATAAACAAAATTATAGGAACTTTAGATGTGCAGTATTGATCCCAATACCAGCCAAATAATCGGCAGCATTACCTAAGCTGCTTGCTGTGTTGCTGAGTTCTAGGTAGCCATATCGTGTCATAAAGCTAACTACTGGCTCAAAGGTATTTGGATCGATGATAACGCCACTGCTTGTTAGTGGAACATATGGGCAGTAATATGCTGCCGCATCAATCTCACCAGGACCTTTATATCCAACTAGTACGTTGGTGTCATCAGCAGCATATTGGTCTACATAGACTCTCATGCTGTTGTTGAGTGTTCCAACGAACTTGGTGTTTGTTGGAGCTTCGAAGGTACCTTCTGTAGTACGAGCGAATGCTGAAGTTGTAGCACTTTGTAGGATGGTAAGAGCAGTTGGGGAAACAACTACCCAGTTACCAGCACCACGACGTGTACGTGCAGCAATCAAGTTAGCACCACGGTTGATTAGGACTGCTAGAGCAGCGTGTTCGTCACCAACGTATGTTGCTGTACCGCTTACTGCGCCTTGGTCGTATGTCAATGTTGTGCCAGCTAGTGTACGTAGGCTGACGAGGATTTCTTGGTCAATTTCAGCAGTGATTTCCTGTGCGAGAGCTGCCATAATTTCAGCTTCGATGTCAATGCCCTGCTGAGCCTGTGCATCCTGAGCGGCCTCAAAGGTCCAACGAGCGCTAAGCTTACGTGTCTTAGCTTCGACTGTTTCCTTGAGGATCTGGATGTTTAGGCGCTTACCAGCTGTACCTTCAAGTACGCTTACTGGAGCTGCCTTTGGTGTTACGCTGTCGCCATTACCGCTGTAGAAACGTGCAATGTCGAATGGGCTTAGGGCTTCTGCACCAGCTACTACTGGAACTGGAGCACCAAAGGTGTCAGCATAACGCACACGCAATGTGTGGATCTGTCCAACTGGACCGCTCATTGGCTGTACGCCGATGATTTCGTTAGCGATAACGGTTGGCATTACTCGACGGATAACAGGAAGAATGACCTTGTTTAATGTAGCAACGTTGCCAGCACTTGTGCTGCCTGGTGTTGCACTTTCAAAAAGTATTCCGCTCTTGCTCTGTAGATCCTTCTTTGTGTTTTCAAGCACGACTTCCATGACCTTCTTGCGATTGCCGCTTAGACCTTCGCAGAGGGCGGTCTTTGTAGCCGACCAATGTGTCTCGAAAAGGTTCTTACTCATATAATAATCTCCTTAATTTTTGATTCCTGCGAGGTGTAGAATCACGCCAAGGTCATCTGATTGCTTGGACTCTTCTATCACTGCTTGGGATAGTTTGTTTTGTCTGTCACCTGTTATGGCAACTGATTTTGGTTGGGTAGTTTCAGCAAGTGTTTGCTTGGCTGGTTCAACCTTTCCACCGTTCATAACTGCTGGTAGATATCTTGAAAAGGCTTCCTTCAAGTTAGTAGTCTTGATGTCCTTCAATAGATCTTCCATTACAGTTTTCTTATCGCGGCTAAGAGGCTTTAGAAGCTCATTCATAGTTTCTGTTCTCTTAATGCGATCGTTTGCTGCTCTAGCTTCTGCACGGGCAGTTTCAACTAGTGTTTCCTTTTCGTTGATTTGCTTTTGTGCTTCTTCTAAAGCGGCTTTTTGCTTGCTAAGCAAGTTGCTTAGTTTCTTTACTTCACTGCCTTCTGACAAGTAACTTGCCATATATTCAGCTGCTACAGCTTCAAAGATTCTACGACCAAAGTTGTTCTCACGAGCAACCTTGATGTCTTCTCTCCACTGAACAAGTTCTTTTCTGATAACTGAATCAAGTGTCTTATTGACAGCTTGTCCAGCACGTTCGATAAACTTAGTCTGTGCTTCGTGTAGTTTCTTCTTACCTTCTTGTGCGAGTTTAACTCTCTGTTCAACCAATGCCTTTTTATCAGCTTGGAATTCAGCAATTTCTTCACTTAACTGCTTGAGAACAAATGTTTCCAACTTGTTCACACGCTCAGTAAATGCCTTCTTGCTGTTTAGTCTTGCAGATTCTAACTCTTTGGCCATTTCTTGACGCTGTTCGTCTAGTGTCTTGCGATCATCAACGAACTCAGCAATTTCACCACGAAGTTGACGATCAACATATGTGTTGAGCAACTTGGTATGTTCTTTTAATTTTTGAGCATACCACTTCTTGGCTTCCATTGTCTGCTTGCTTAGCTTTGCACGTTGCTTGATGAGAGCAGAACGATCTTCTGCGAACTCAGTTAGCTCCGAGCGAATAGCATCGCCTAGCATCTTGTCCATGGCTTCAACAAGTACTGCTTTGTCATTGGAATAACGTGCAGCGTAGTCTTCCTGGAGCTTTTGCTCCGCGGCTGCAACAGCAGCCTTAACCTTGTTGTCAAAGGCCTCTTGCAATGCAGTCTTGGCGTCTTCACCAAGTACGTCATTTTCAAGAAGGTCTTTTATTTCTTTATCCATAGGACACTACTCCTTTTTATAGTTTCAACTCGTCAACCCAACCCAGTAGAATTTGCTTCAAAGCCTTTTGAGCTTTTTGATCAAACTTTACACTTTCTGCTAGGTCGAGAGTCTTGTATCCGTGTCTGCGATTCATGATAGCTTCGTACATAGGTACTGGATATGCATTTGGCGCAGATGGTTTAGCCACTATGTCTACTGTCAACATGTCAAAGTCTGACACACGACCGTTGTCATCAACGTTACCAGATCCGCGAGAGCTAACACCAAGTTTAACTCCACTTTCTAATAATGTTTTTACGATAAGACCACATGGAGTTGGAAGAATTTGAAGCTTTCCATAACCATTTGGTCCATCCATCCACATCTCGGTAATTTTGTGGCTTACCCTATCGAGATGTATCTGTAGTTCTTGGGGATGATCACATTCGCCCAATACACCGTTGTCTTCTTTAATAGCTTTATTAATGTTTTCAACAGCGCTTCTAATTTCATTCAATGGATATACTCGTCCATTATGATTCTTAATATCACCTTGAATGAATATACCTTTCATGAAAACCTTTTTAGGTTGTCCTGATGAATCATCACCTTCGGTAATAATTTCAGCTTTCGCTGTGTCGTAATTTAAATGCTCAACTAAGAGATTATTCTTCATTCTTGGCCTAATTTATAAGCTAATTTCTTTTTTTATTTAAAAGATTTGTGCTTTTTCTTATGAAATACGGTGAATTTTCGTAGAAAATGCTGGTAAGCGTTTTACTTACCAGCATTTTATTACCAAAATTACTTACCAGCCTTTAGGTTTTGACCACCTTTGCTGAGTGGGCTCATAGCGTTCTTGCCAGTGCTCATTCCACTGTGACCGCTACCAACTTCACCTTCTTTAGAAGCTTTGACACCGCTCATGCCTTGTGTGCTCTTCTTACGACGATTGTCGCTTGTTCCAGTTAGCTGACCACTCTTTGGAGCAGCTTCTAACTTGTAACCATTGTGGGCTGGACCCTTACCAATAGCTACTGGCTTTGCACCCATACGTGTTGTTTGGCTTGCAGGAAGTGGGCTCTTAGCGTGTTCGCCTTTGCTCATTCCGCTCTTACCACTGCCAACTTCGTCGGCTGTCTTAGCTGACTTTTCCATGTCCTTTTCGACAACTTCGAGGTTAAGGCTTTCTGCCAAATCATCAAAATCTTCGTCAAGTTCCCAGCTTTCTTCCATTTCAGCTTCGCCGGCTTCTTCTTCGTCTTCGCCTGCTTCTTCGGCTTCTTCGCCGGCTTCTTCTTCGTCTTCGCCTGCTTCTTCGGCTTCTTCGCCGGCTTCTTCTTCGTCTTCACCAGCTTCTTCTTTCTCAACTGATTCAAGCTTATCAAACTCAGCCTTTAGAGCTGCTAATGCACTTTCAAGGTCTTCCATCTTCTGTTCAACATCGCCTAGATCGTGAGACTCTTCGCCTGCAGCGTCAGCGCCCATTGACATGTCGTCGGCTGGCATGTCACCCGACATGTCACCTGGCATATCCATGTCGTCTTCGCTCATGGTTTCTTCAAAATCAACTTCATTTTCGAGAGCTTCGATTTCATTAGTTAGGTCTTTGCCCATGTCTCCGCTGCCGCCGACCATTTCTTCCATGTCATCATGGCCCATAGTTTCTTCCATGTCATCATGGCCCATAGTTTCTTCCATGTCGTCGTGCATACTTTCTTCGACGCCTTCTTCTTCCATAGTTTCTTCTACAGTTTCTTCCATTTCTTCGTGAGCAGCTTCATCAGCACTCATCAACTCTTCATGAATAGCACGAGCTTTTTCAATGAATACAGTGTGCAGAAGATCGCGTGCAGCTTCATCGTCACCCTTTGTTAGGTGCTCTAACACCTTATAAAGTTTATTATTTGTCGTCATTTATAACACTCCTTTAGTCAAAAGTTTAAGACAGACTCGGAGTTATTTAACAGAAAAGGCCATTCTCTAGGTATATTCGCCTATAATTTTGCATTTTTTGTTCTAAAACTGCATTTTTAGATAATTTTCATAATGAAATATGTTGGCCCAATATTATAAGGAACCAAATTTGGAGTATTCACTATTCCATATTGTGTAGGAACACTGGACCCGTCGCATTTAGCCCAACCATTTGGTACCAGAATATCTTCCCACATTATTATTCCTTTAAATGGTAACGGTGTATTGTTATTACCACCTACTACACGACCGCTGCTGTCAACAGTGACATTTGTATAATTTCCAGGAACTACATTAGTTGGAGTTAACGTGACATTTACTGTAAAAACTGTACCATTTGCGTTGGTATTGCCTGTTGCATCACCTGTAATTCTAACGTCACTAGGTGGTGTATAGGCTAATGCTGTCCATACATCATTTGCATTAATATAGGTTGCGTCGCTGACTAGTCCGTTGCTATTAACGCGGACATTGCTAAACCATCCACTGGAAATATTAGCATTTAAAACATTAATTAAATTGCTGGCAATAACTACATCATTACTACCATCAAATTGAACATTACCAGAAATACTTCCAGTTAAACCAATATTTCTAGATGTAGTCAGTGCGTTTGCATGCAAAGCGACACCGTTAAATTGATAATTATTTGGATCAGTAGCCAGGGTGATACCCGGAAATAGTCCATTTGGAAATCTGCTACTAAAAGCAAACGTACGATCGCTTATTGTAACTGTTGCCGGCAGTTCACTAGGAACAACTAAATCATGTGAAATAGCTGAAATAATATGTGTGTCACTGATAAAAATTACTATGTCTATAGTAGGGCTAACTGCTACTGTAGCTGTACCTGCTGTACCATCAAATGGTGGATTAATAATTAACCATTTGGTCCCATCATAAATTTTTACATTGATACTTAAAGTATCAAACCAAATTTGTCCTTTTACTGGATTAGGTGGAGGGCTTGTATCAGCAAAATGTTCTAATAAGGCAATGAAATTTTCGTTTAAAGGCAAACCAAAGTTTACAGCATTACGTCCCAGTAAGCTGATACTAGTAGTAGTAGTGTCTATTGTACTGTTTGCAACACTAACTAATGGTGTTCCGTCCCAGTTTGTTAGGTTATAGGTCATAAACCAAGGCCTCCCCCTGGTGCTTGTTCATCGGGAGCTCCATATAATGTTTGCATAAAATCAGATCTAATAAGATTTTCAAGATCTTTGGCTGCCCTCATTGTTTTTAGCTTGTTTAACAATCGAAGGGTAATTTTAGGCTTGCGACTGTCATGCATATGACGTTGCATAATATGATCTTGATTGTTGTTTCTAAATTCTGGGTTTAATTCTTCAGCTCGCATGGCCTTAATCCTTAGAATAATATTTATGCTGCTGGAGCAGGGCCTGCTGCAGGCGGCGTACCACCAGCAGGTGCTGGAGCAGCACCCGGAGTTACTGGAGGAGTGCCTAAATCAACTGTAGGTGGTACCTCTCCGCCAGGAGCTTCTTCGCCCGGTGTAGGAGGACGGACGCCCACTGCGCTGAGTCCAGGAGCTGTATCTTGTCCTGCAGCCATGCCAGTTTTCTCTTTAACACGCTTGGCATTTTCTTCCTTCCACATGCGTTCGTTATTTAATACATCTTCTTCTGACCATCCAAGATAGCGCATAAGAGCAAATCTCTTGCTGATATATTTTGCAGCTTCAGTTTGTATCAAGCTTGAGAAAACATTAATCTGTTCGCTATCTAATTGCATTTGTTTGTATTGGCTGAAGCTTTGAGGCGGCCAAAGCTGTAATTCAAACAAATTACTTTCAATTTCAACGCCACGGTTTTTCAAATAAAGTTTGAATTCTCTGTCTAGCATAGGAGCCACTAAATTCTGCAAACGTTGGCAATATTTACTAAAACGAAACTCTTGCACATATGCTGTACCAACTTTGCCGTCAGTATAAACAGTGGTACCATCATCTGGACCGGTTGGTAGATAGCTGGATGGGATACCAAGACCTCTTACCATTTTGTTATTGAAATATTTTAAGTCATCGATTTGACCAAGATTTTCACCACCCTGTAGTGTTTCAATCTTAGTTCCTTTACCTTCGCTGTTTACAGCTAGGAAGTAGTCTTCGTTAATAGCTAATGGACTATAAGCTGCGTCTAGAATGCTTTGTCCGCCACCGGTTTTGTTTGGAATGCGTCGTTGATAGATTTCATTTTTCATACGTTCTACTATTGCCTGTGCTCTAGGTCCACTCAAACTACCAGTATCAATATAGAAAACTCTGCGTTCCGGAGCGCGAACGATACGATAAATCAAAATAGCATCTTCGAGTAGATCTTTTTGTTTGTATACTTTATAAACGCTTTCAAGCAAACTGGTTCCAAATGGCCACTGACTGTCCATACCTTCACTAAGGCTAAGATGACAAACGTGCGTTGCATCAACAGCCGTGTGATTTTCAGGCATGTTAAATCTGCTGCTTCTAGTACCAGGGCTGCTAGCAACGCCAAACATCACAGTTCCTGCACCTGCTGCTGGATTAGAACTTCTTGGATAACCTCCTGGGAAACTATATTGATCATGGATCAACATGTTAGTTCCTACTAATGTAGTAAGATTAATGTCTAAGTCTCTGACCACATATTGTTCAATTTCTTTACCTTTAGCTTCATTGACAATAATCTTTTCTACCTTAGTTGGATCAATCCAAATAAGCTTAAATGTTTCTGGGTCACGAATATAAATTTGATCGCCATACTTAATTACATTTCTAAATGCTCTCCACAACCTTTGTTGCCATTTGTTAAGACTGCACCATTGCTGTAACATATCCTTAAGCAATTTGGTTTCAGTTTCACTCATGCTACCTTTGTAAATGATATTAAATGGTTCATTTTGTTGATCATAATTTTGTGTGCTGTAGTCAGCGAGAATGTCTAAGGCTTTGTTAATTTCGCTGTCCAAATCCATCTGTTCATACTGAATATATCTTTCAACACGATTTGGTGCGCCGCTATATACTTCTGGCAGATAACTGGCATATTTGGCTCCACTAGCTGAACCACCGTATTGACCAGAAGGCTGTGCATCATATCGTCTGTTAAGTGCAGACTGTGCAGGAACTGCAGAAAAATATTTCTTCCAAGAAGCCATTAAGTTATCCTATCTAATTTAAGATATTTATTGTTAAAAAAAATGTTCCAAAAAATTTATCTCACATTCTGTCCGCTTTTTTGCACAGCATCAATAAGTCGGCTGTACGCAAGATCACTTCTACTAGTCAATGTATCCAAATCTGTATGCAATGTTTCCAATTTATCAATCATTTCTTTCATCTTGTTTACACTGTCTTCATAATACTTTAATGTCTTAACGTTTAATTGATCGGCTGTTATCACTGGAGGAGTAACAGGGGCAGCAGTACCTCCGGTATTAACAGGTGATGTCGACGGCGATAAAGCAGGTGCTACACTATCTCTAAATTTTGCAAAATTAGCTGCAACCTCGTTTAGATTTCTCGAAATTCTTATTACATCTTGTAAACGTGTAATTAAATCACGTGAACTAAATGTTTCTAAAAATTCTTTAAGTCCTTTAAACGAATCCGATGTAAAACCTTCCAAGGCTAATTTCAATGCTTGTATTG